ATGGCTAAAAAAAATTATGCTCCAAATTCGAATGACACTGTACTTAGCAGTGTCATTGGCTGGAAACCTCCAGTTTTTCACCAGAGATCTGAATGTTATATCTCCTTCATGGCGTTTGATCCTCAGCTCAACCGCATGAGGAAGAAGAAAATCATGCTTGACCATATCAAGGGCAAGCGTAATCAGCGTGTCTATGCCGACCAGATTATGAAGCGTCTCACCGAGAAGCTCATGGCTGGCTGGAACCCATGGATTGAGGCTCTGCAGCCACTGGAATATACGAAGTGGGAAGATGTACTCGAGAAATATAAAGCTTATCTCGTCAAAATGTGCAACGAGGGTAGTATGCGTGAGGAGACTTATGTTGACTATAGCAGTCGTGTCAGAATTCTGGAGAGATGGAAGAAGGAGAAAAACATAGTCCTCAACTTCTCCTATCAATGGGACAGAAGTAATGTGAGCAAGTTCCTGGACTATATATTCATCGACCGAAACAACACAGTTCTGACCCGCAACAACTATCTTGCCTGGACTAAGAGTTTTTCCACCTACCTGCTGGCTCGCGGCTATATCCCAAAAAATCCAACTGAAGGACTGGGTCGCATCAAGAACAGACAGAAGAAAAACAGAGATGTCATACCGGATTGTACCATGCAGCTCATCAGAGACTACCTTCTTGAGCACAACAAGCACTATCTGCTGGCTTGTGAAATCATCCACTATCTCTTCATCCGCCCTCGTGAGATGTCCTATCTCAGAATCTGCGATATCCATGTCAAGACTCAGACCATAAGTCTGCATGGTGAGAACACGAAGAACGGAAATGATGCCGTAATCACCCTGCCGACTCATGTCATCAAGCTGATGATGGAACTCAACATCTTCTCACACCCCGGGCAGGACTATCTCTTCTCTGACGGGTTCTGCCCAGGACCGGAGAGAAAATCCGAGAAAATGTTCCGAGACTACTGGACTAGAGTCATGCGCAAAGACCTGAAGCTCTCACCTCGCTTCAAGTTCTACAGTCTGAAGGATACAGGCATTACCAATATGCTGCGGGCCAATGCCGATGTCTTGTCGGTCAGAGACCAGGCGAGGCACTCATCTATACTCATCACAGACATCTATACGCCTAAGGATATACAGAAGGCGAATGAGTATATCAAGAACTATCAGGGAATCCTATAATATAATAAGGTGGAGGGCTGACTGCTCCCCACCTTATTATATATTATGATAGCATATAGAAATAGCCTGTGTAAACTGGCTCGATGGCATCGTCCTTGACCTCCATCTCTATCTTTTCACACACAAATCTCTTGTTGCGGATGATGTAAATCTTGGATGGGTCAGGTATGTCATCTGACTTGAACTTGACTTCCATGCAGTTTTTATTGTCTATTCTGAGACCGCTAGCATGTAAGGTACCCAGACTGGTTGTACCAAATTCGCTCTTCATGCATAGCGACAACGAGAAATATTTATCCTCGAAATGGGCGATGCCGAGTCTGAATCCCTCATTGATACGATAGTCGGTTAGGAACTGTGGCCATCTAGACTTTTCCCCGACCCAAGATAGTTTTGTGGTTGATCCATCGGTAGATTGTACCCTTCCTGGAAGAATGAAGAAAATATTCATGCATTCCTGCTCGTCTTCTGATTTGTCGAGTGCTGACTCATCATCGAGCGCATCCTGGACAGATGTATAACTATAGCCATCGTCGTCAACATCGTACTCCTTGGAATCTGATTCCTTATCATTAGGCATTGACAGAAGGCACCGTCTCTCGTAATACTTGTCTTCCAACAACCCCGACTTGAAATTGATATTCTCAACTACTTGAGCTACGGGTGAAATGTTCAGATCTATAAAATCATCTGAAGAGCTGTCCCTGATAAGTGGTGACCAGATGCCAACAGGTTTCCAGCTTTTGTTATCATTTTCATCTACCATATATACATAGTAATTGCCAAAATTCTCGATGATAGTCTGTCGTTTTTGCTTTTCAGACCATGATAGCGTTGTGGATGCAAACTGTTTGTTTGCCCCCATTAACTCTTTGCTATGAACAATCTCAAAATTATCGAAAACTTTTTTCGAGATAACTTCATAATTGTCTCTATTGGCAGAATTGCCCAGATTGTATTCCAGGTTTGCCGTAGATGAAGTAGAGAATGAACCATCTTCATCGTAGTCTGTAGTGTATTCGTCCAGAGGTTCAATCTCTATTGAATCAGCTGTTGCCAGTTCTGAAGCATTGATAACCGAGCAGGTCTTCAGAATATCGTCAAAAACGATTGTAGCATTGAAGAGTTTCCGGAATTCCTCAATAAATGTATAGCTAGACCAATGAGGAAGCGCCTTGCAAAGTTCACGCGTCTTGTAGGCAGAAGCTATATACAGAAGGTTCCATGGCTTACAGTCGAAGTCGTTGCGCTTGAGAGTGTATCCTTCATATTCTACCACTTTGCGGAAGATATACATCAGATTTGGCTGAACTGCCAGGTTCACGATATATGGTGCATTGTAGCCGATGAACTGCTTTGTTCTATCCACTCCAACGAAATTGGCAATCATATCGTTCGTTTCGTCACGAACAGGTACGAAGCACCATTTTCCTTCCACTCCCAGGAACTTCGACTTATCTTCATCAAGTCTGTAGATGTCATTGATCTTTTGCAGGTCTTTAAATCCCTGAGACCAGCCCTTATCAACTGTATAACCAGGCTTGTCAGCTGTGCCAAACGGTATCTCATCGATATAGTGCTTGGTCATGCGGTCGTTGAACTTGATGCGGGACTTGCCTCCGACTATCTGCAGTTTGATTTCTTTCTCATTCGCGGAGAGTATGGTACCGACACCGCTCATGATGAGCTGGCTGTTACAGAACAGCTTGCAGTCATCGTATTTAGCGACGTTCTTCTTGACCTCCAATCGTGAGACATTCTTGAATATGACACGGTTCTCCAGGATATTCATGGGAAAGGTGATGTCATAGGTGTACTCTCCATCATCGGTGACGTACTGGTTTGCGTATGTCACCTTGATGGATGATGTAGAAATGGGATAGGCCTTATGGCCATTGATGATGCATGTTATCATATCTACTTGTTGTTTAGCATACGATGATATTCATTGAGTTTGCGGTCGATGCCGTCTCTGCCAGCGATTGAAACATCTGCCTTGATACCTCTCTCAATATTCTCGTTGAGTCTGGTGACTGCTGAATTAACTCCATCGAGGGACTGGCGTACCTCGGTGTTATCATTATTGACATTGACAACAGGAGCTACCACGGTACTGCTACCCTGTCCCAGAGAACGTGTGATATCATCAGCGGTAAGCGAGCCAACTGTATTGGAGCGCTGGGCCCTATCGATGAGGTCAAGAGCCGGACGGATGGATGAGTTGTTGACGGCATTGTGATTAGCCACGAACTCGCCTTCATGCACAACTCCAGCCTCCTTTCGGTAGCGTTTGCCTCCGGTGTAACCACCTTCGTAATAACCTGCAGCCTCTGCCTGGTGCTGCTTCTTGATAGCAGCAAGCTGTATCATGCCAGCAGCTGTGGCCATACCTGCTGCAATAGGAGCTAATGTCCAACCTATTGTTGGTATAGCTGCAGCAGATGAGTAGGCATTGATAGCAGACATTGCTGTAGATGCTATCGCCTGCGCAATTTCTATCTTCATGGCTTTTTTGTTAGCCTTAGACTTCGCAGCGGCCAGTTCTTTGTCTCGCTTCTCCTCCAACTTTTTCTTTTTCTTCGAATTGTTGCCAGCTGCAGCAATCTGCTTATCGTAGTTCTTGGAGATCTTCGCCTGCTCGAGGTCAGAGCATGCCTGAGCATATGACGATGACGCAGATAGAATACCATTGATACCATTGTAAACAACAGCGGTCTTTTCAACCAGGTCATTGAGGTAATCAGAGGTGATCTGCGCTTTCGCCTGCATGTATGCAGCATGGTTCTGCTTGTCGTTGCCATACAACTCCTTCAGTTTCTCCATTGTGTTTTGATAGTTCTCAACTTGTGAGGAGAAGTATCCACCCAGAGTTGCATTGCTGGTCGACTGGGACTCACCTGCAGCAGCCCTGGCGCTGTTGACCATCTCAGAAGATTTATCATTAATCTTCAGCTGAGCGCTACCAGCTCCATGGTCGTCAGCATCAATCTGCGCTCTCTGTGCAGCGAACTGCTTGGTTATCTCCAACTTCATCTGCTGATATTCCTCCTCCTTGATCAATCCCTGCTTGTAGAGATTGTCAAGGCCATTGAGGTACATGGTCTCCTGTGCCTGCAAGTCTTGCTTGCCAAACTGCTGACGGAGTTCACGCAGTTGGTTCTGGTATGACTCCTGCATCTGCAGCTGGTGGTCGAGCTCAGCCTGTTCCATCTCAGCCTTCAGATCCAGCCACTCCTCGCTGCCCTCTCTGTCTTTGTAGAGGGCAAGACGTTTTTTCATTGCTTCGACATCATTCTTATATAGGGCTTCATTGAGAGCGGTATCATTCTGATAGATTTTCGAATTGACATCATAATATTGCGCTTTGATGTTAGCCTCCTTCTGGAGGCGTTCACGCTCAATGGTCTGCTCATTCATTTTCTGAATAGCAGTATCATGCTGCTTGACAACATTGACCTGGTTGTCAAGTAACTGCTTGTACTCATTGCTCTCAGCACCATACAACTGCTTCAGCTTGGCAAAACCCTTAATTTGGATGCTCTGTCTGTCGTCGATGAACTGCTGATAGGTTTTCTTGCCTTCTGCATATGCTTTGGCGTTCTCAGCCATCAGTTCGTTGGTCTCAGCCTTGATGCTATCGGCTGCCTGTTTCTGCTTGCGTTTGGCTTCAGCCTGGCGCTTACGTGCCTCGGCTGCAGCTGCCTTCTCTGCCTTGACACGAGCCTTGCGCTCTTTTGCAGAAACCTGATGAGTGCCGGCTGTACTCTGCTGCTTGACGATGGAACCATCATTGCCCTTTCCATTGTAGCCATTGTTGCGCCACGGCTCTGGATCATTGATTTCGTAGTGCTGCGATTCCAACTCATTAATCTTGTCCATGAGTTTCCTCTGGTACTGTTTCTCACGTTCAACACTCTGAAGGAGTTGGTCCTTATGGTCAGAAGCGAAGTTCAGCTTCTGTGTCTTGCCACCTGCCAGCGGATTGAGGCGGTCCCAGAAACGCTTCCAGTAGCCTCGATTGTCATTGTCTGCCTCACCTAATAAGTCTTCGTCTTCAGCCTGTTTGGCTATAGACTCTGCCAGCTTCTTCTGCAAGCCATCGATTACGATTTTCTTCTTCATCATGTCGATGTAGGACTGAATCTGCCTTGTTGCTTGACCGGTTCGCACTGCTTCCTCTGTGATGTTGCCGAGGTGCTCACGCATCAGCTTGCCATTGAGTTCCTCCAGAGCTGCCTTGCGGTCCGACTCAGCTGTGGTGTTGGATTGGATGGCAGAAACGAGGCGCATGATGGATGCCTCCTCTTCTGCAGCCTGCTTGTTGGCATCTGTCACGGCATCATTGTAGTCACGCTGAGCCTGCTCAGCTGTGCTCGTCTCTTTAGAGAGTGTAACGATTGCGGCTGTCAGACCCACAACAACAGCAATCACGGCAGTGATCGGATTGGCCAACAACACCTTGTTCCATAACATCTGCGCAGCAGTGGTCAGTTTTATCTCACGTGTCAATGCCATCTGAACGATTGCCATGGTCTTGAGAGCAGATGTCTTAAGACCCATAAGGACGAGATGCGCCTTTTCGCGCAGAATCATGATGTTGAGCCATGCCATCTGCGCCTTGTCTGCTATCAACTTTGCCTTAGATACTGCAGTATAGGTGACGATGGCAGCTGTCAGCACAATTAATATGCGCCAATAATCTTTGACGAAATCAACGAGTGTGGAGAGTGCCCGAACTCCGAGACTGGCTGCAGATATGCAATATCGTGCTGCAGGATAGAGTTTCTGGCCCAGTTCGATGGAGAGATCCAGGAACTTCTTGCTCGCCTTGTCAAGTTGAGCCTGTACACTCTCGTTCTGTGTCTCGAACTCATTGAGGACGGATGTGCCTTCGGAATAGGCTTCGTTTGCCAGGTTCTGGGCAGTCTTGATGTCATCGAGTTTATCTGCGAGGACTGTGAGGACACCAGTAGCTCTGGATCCATCCATCTTCATTTCCTCGAACATTGGTGCAAGGTCGGCAAAACCGCCCTTGGCTCGCATGGCTGCCAGGAACTGGAGGAGTGCGCCGTTGGCATCCTCCTTCAGGGTGTTGGCGAACTCCTTGACATTGAGTCCTGCAATCTTTGCAAACTTTGCGGAGTCCTGGAACATTTTTGCCAGAAGGTTCTGGACTGCAGTAGCAGCCGTCTCGTCCTGCTGCATGTTCTGGTCAAGGACAGATGCGAGACCCATGATTTGCGCCTGTGTAAAGCCTGCCTGCTTGCCGACACCTGCCACACGGGCGGTGAAGTCAACGAGATAGCCTGCAGAGGCAGAGGAATTCTGAGCCAGTTCATTGACTGCAGAACCTGTTGCCAACATGGCACCTCGCAGACCTTTGGTCTTGTCTTCGCCGAACATCTGGGCGAGTTTGCCGATTTGTGAGACTGCTTTGTCTCCGAGGTCATCACGGAGGGCGACATTGATTTTATCGGCTCCATCAACAAAATCTTCAACTGCAGCAGTCGATGTGATGCCTAGTCTGCCGGCATCCTCTGCCAGTTGGTTGAGTTTCCGGCGAGGTGTGCGGGTATCCATCTTCTTGAAGTCCTCGTTCATACGTTCGACCTCATCGGCTGCCTGACCGGTGTACTTGCGTACATTGGTCATCTCATCATCCATTTTGGCATACACCTCCACACACTTTTTGACGGTGAAGGTGATGCCGGAGATGGCAGCGACCGCACCGAGAGCTAGTCCCTGCATACGATTGAACCAGTCTGCCGAACGTTTGATCCAGGACTCCTGAGCAACTCCCTCGGCTCTGACTCCCTGCAGTACTGCATTCAGCTGCTTCGCCTTCAGCTCCATCTGCTTGAACTGCTCGGTACCACGCTGCATACCCCGCATCTGCCGATTGAGTGCCTTGAGGGAGTATTCGAGGTCACGGATGGATGAGGTCTTGAGATTGGCCAAGGTGTTGTTGACGAGCTGCATCCGCCTCCTGGTCTCCTTGATATCCATGTTGGTGCTGTCAATCTCCTTGTCATACTGCTGCATGAGGGTGACCACCTTCTGCTCGCTCTGTCTGATGCGCTCCAGCTCTGCCTCGACCAGCTTCAGCTGCGAAGCTCGAGAGGCGTACATGGTTGTGTTCGGGTCGAAATCGGCCATCTGCGAGCGAAGTCTGCCTGCAGTAAAGTTGAGATCGTTGAGAGATGCATGTTTCAGATTTGACACGGTTGCCGTCATGCGTCTCGCTTCTTCATCAGCCTTGCGTGTTGCGCCCTTCAGGGAAAGCATCTGCTCCTTGACCTTTGAGAGTTGTGCATCCAGCTTTTCGAAGTCTGAAGGATCAGACGCTGCCTTCATCTGCCCCTTCAGATGTCTAGCTGCCTTCTCCAGCTGTCCGAGGCTTGCACTTGACAGGTTGTCGAGTGTCTCCTTGACGCTCATGGTTGAGTTCTTGAATTGCTTCATCTCTCGCTCTGCGGCCTTCAGATCCTTGGCGAGGGATGCGCCTAAACGGGAATCGCCCGCCGAGAAGGCATCCTGTTTAGCCTTCTTCAGCCGGGCGACTCTATCCTCTAACTCTATGAGTCGGTTCTTCGCCTCCTCAGAATTGAGCTTAATGACTGTTGTATATACCTCTTGTCTTGCCATTATCGCGTGACTTGTATATAGCTGTTATATAATATGTTGGAATGGGGATTGAAGTTGATGACCTTGACATCATAGCCTCTGGTGCCCCATCGCCACCAGAGGAATCTGTGCTTGTACTGCCTGTAGACGATGGTCTGGAGGCTGTCTCTCGCCTTGTATGTCAAGATGGAGTCTGCCGTGTTGAGACGGAAACTGAGCCATCGGTCGCAATAAGTATAGACAGAATCGCTGCGGTCTGTCTTGACAGTATCAGCAGAACTCAGACTTGTGCGCTGGTCTACCATGACCTGCCCAAGACGTATGTCCAGGTCATGGAGCAGCTGGCGGTCGTAGGCTTGAAGTTTGTACTCCTCTGCAGGCATCTGCAGCACCTGCTGCGTGATGACCTGGACCGAATCGCGGATGGTGTCTCGCTCGGCTGGAGCATACTGAAGTTTCAGCCCATTGAGCTGTTCTCTCAGTTCCTGCTCCGCTCGCTGCCGTCGATGGTCAGAAATCCAGACGCAGGCGATGATGACCAATATCACCGATATGGTCATGATGATAGACTTGAGATGTTTCTGCATATCCCATTGATTTAAATGTCAGCATACTCAGGAATGGCGTCGAAGCATGGACACTCCTTGATGCGCTCCCATGGATCGACCACTCCATTGTGGTTCTTGTCAGGCGAGATGTCGCGATGTCCCATGATCTTGGCATCAGGATAGCGCTTTCTCAGCTCCACAAGCAACTCACGCAACGCCTGTTTCTGAGCCTCCGTGCGGTTGTCTATAGGCTTGCCTGTGCGTGAAATGCCGCCCATGTATGCCACGTTGATGGAATCGAAATTATGTCCCGTGACTCCGTTGGATGGCAGGTCTTCTGTCATGAGCTGCGTACGTCTGCCGTCAGCGGTCACGACCCAGTGGTATCCTGGATAGTGCCAGCCCTTGTTGGTGAACTCCTTGAGCAAGGCATCGACAGACCATGACTGTCGGCTTGCTGTACAATGAATAAAAATTTTCTTAATCTTGCGTGCCATTTTTGTTATTGAAATATTTATTGATAATGTCTTTAACTCGGGTGTCAAAAGTCAGTGCGAAACCAAAGACGGTTGCCACGTAAACCAGACTCTGCCCAAAGTACCACAAGACGTTAGACGTGACGTCGTGGGACATAAAAAAGCTGATGTACACGAGCACAATGCCAGCAATCAGAACTATGCCAGCAGAGCTGTAGTGTATCCAATCCTTGGTATTTCTCTGCATATCTGTACCTGATTAAATCTGGCACAAAGGTACATATAATATAAGATATATAAAAATACGGCAGGAAGGACTATTCCCCTCCTGCCGTATCTGAAAACTATGAGATATCACGGTCGAGCAGTTCCTTGGCCATCTGCTTAGCCTGCTCTCGCCAATTCTGGAATGTCAGGTACTCCGTCTCGTGCTCCTTGTTGCCATCACCGTGGTTGCACAGGATGGCTTCGACATCGCCCTGACTGTACTTAGTACGAACCAGACCATTCACGAACTGGCGATAGCTTGCCGACTCAGCTTCAATCTTAGTTGAGCCGTCAATCTCTGTGCCCTCGTAGCTGTATGCTGTCACTGTCTTACTATCGCCATCAGACTCCGACATGGTGGTGTCTGGGTGATAGTTTTCTACTTTCTGCTCACTCAAGAACAGAAGAAAATGCTTGCTGTCATATCTCAAGTATGACATACGGCAAAGATAAAATTTCTTGTGCATCTAGATAAACTTATAAAATTTCTTGCCAAACTTGTTGGTGAGTTCCGCAGCAACGGTGTAGAAGCCCTTTTCCAGCAGTTCCCACTCCTTGCGTGCCTGGTCAACCAGAATATCTGACCCAGTAAAGAGCCACCACGACTCAGGTTGCCAAACCGGCTCCTCAATCTCATTGCCATGTTCATCGAGTTGTCCTGTCTTCCGGACGTGATCGATGAAACGGAAGCGGATGGCGAGGCGGTCCTTAGGCACCTTCTTGGTGACTATGTGCTTGACGCCCTGGTCATCAACTTCTTCAACCTGCTCCATCTTGAAGTCGACTCTCGACTTATCTATCTTATAATCCTCTATGAGGATGAGGAACTTGTCATAGTCCTCAATGTTGTGGCACAGGATATCGCCTGGATGCTTCTTCTGTGCCATGCTCATGCCCTCGAAGGGAACCTCTCCCTTGCGAGCCTTCACAATCTGACCATACTTTTTCATACCGATTTTATTTAATAAGTTTTTTGTATCTGCGTGTTTGGCTAGGCCAAGCCTGGATGCTGCCTTGCGCCGGATCTGTTCATCGCTAAGTCCACGTTTGCGCAATCTTGCAACCTGGGCACAGAGTGCCTGCTTGGTGCGCTTGCGCAAAAGAGCATGGTCGGCAAAGATTTTCTGTCCACAGAAGTCTATGCCGTCACATGTACGATGAATATTCCAACTCTTATTGATGCTCAGCTTCCAGTCTCTAGCCAAGTGCATGACTGCAAGCTCCGCCATAAGGCGTAAGAAGACCTTATCTTCATGCATGATGAAGAAATTGTCCATGAATCTATAATAATGTTTGAGCCCCTCGCGGCAAAAACGGTCGAAGCGCTCATTGAGGGATTTTACCCCCCCACATTTAAAACGATAGCTTGCTGCTCCGAGCGGCATGTGAGGAGCATGTCCGTGACGTAGCGAGCCTGCCAATAACCGTGTTTTTCGGGGTCTTGGAGTATGTCGAAACACCGCATGGCGAGATAGTCAAACCTCGCCAGAAACAGTTGCCCCAAAAGTTGTGTAAGCTTGACGCCCAGCACTATGCCATTGGCATAGCTGTCAACGACCTCGTCGATGAAAGCAAGCAACTTGCGGTCCTTGATATACAACCTGTACTCTCTCTTGAGCAGATTATGCTCAACATTTTGGAAATAATGATGTATATCCATGGGCAAGCAATAGAATGTGTCTTGCTGTGGCGAGGTATAGATATCCTGCTTGATAATCTTGTAGAAGAAATGCGTGCCACGACCCTTGGTACCAGCTGGACTGTTGAAAGGAATCTTGGCTCTCAATTTATCTTCACTGGTGTGCATGGCTGCATGCTGAATGACATGATCGCCAACAGGCAACTTATTGACTATGCGATGCTTGGGTTTTTCAACCGGCTTGGCCTCATAGTCTGATGTATGCCAAGTCTG